TCTTCTTCGCACCAAGTTGTGATGCGGGGCACATCTTCCTCTTCGACATAGTTGTTTAGTGTAAAACACCAATGGAAGGAACGAGAGGTGTTTGGGGAAGGCATGAATGAAATGAGAGACACGGGTGTTGCTTTATAGCACAAAGGGGGGAGGTAGGGCAACGGGGGTAATACTAACCCCGTTGCCCTGCCATCCTATTTATTATTGAAACGTACATTACAAGCAACCATTGACGTATGCGCTTACGCATAGGTATAGTTGACATTTAAGGCCCAGCAGGCGTTACAACATCAGCACTAAAACTAAGATTATACGAATGAGTAAAGCTACACTGAGTCGGATTATTAGAATTAATATTACTTAACATAACAATTAAAAATGGAGCGCGGGCATCTTCTGTATACGCAACATCATCAATTTTCTGAGTCTTGAACCTTGTTTGAAAAGTATAAGCACCTCCTCCTTCGATAGTGACTTCTCTTGATAGGAATGGTCTACCAACTTCTGTATAAAAATCTGGTGTGATAGATGGGTCCCATGCAGCATCAGGGGTGACTGGGATAACAGTTAGGTCTGGGTTGTTTCCAGTTGTTAATTGCCACATCTTTATTCTTACATCATCACCAGTCTGATTGGCTATTACTAATCTGAATAGTCCTCCTCTTAAAATAATACCACCTTGAAACGTTGGAACAGTTGTTCCCGCATCTAGATCTTGAGCACCACCAGCAGCTTCCCAGAATGCTCCAGTAGTATGACGGTACATAGGAAAACTAATTAACCTGCCAGTTGTTCCAAAATTCGCAGGCGCCGTATCAGTGAACTGAAGTGTCTGAATAGACCTGTAATGATCCTTGAATATCGTAGAATTCCATATGTGCCTCTTGTAGGCTTTTCTTGAAACTTTTCTTCCTCTGTAAGTAACTGTATGGCCAGTTGTATTTTGTTGAGTGTAATCGACAGTTCGCTTTCCACCTCTGCGGTTAGCTCGTCTATTACGGACAAATTTGCGGCGCTTGAACTGAGACCTCGTTCGAGGTCCCGGTCTGAACGCGGACGCATAAGTACGTTTTCTAAACATCGCCATAATGATTGTTGGGGTGTGAGGGGGTATTTATAGTAGTTTGGTCGCTTCGCTCCCTCCATTGACAGAGTCAGCGCGCCTATCGGCGCTCGCCTCTTCTGCGCAGTGAACCCCGCCTTCGGCGACCCTACGCGGGCTGCAATCGCTCGCTGCGCTTCGCTCAATTTTCATAAACATAATATCTCTTTGATATTATCACTTTATTGTTACATGATTGTCTTTTACATCTCTTCGATTACAAGTCGCCTCTCTAAGGCAGGTAATTGAGGATTTATCTCATCCCCAAACTTAAATACATCTTTCGGATGAAAGTTGCTTGTTACAATGAATGTATCAGCATACAATGCGACCATTCCTCCTTTTGTTTCTACGAAACATTTGTATCGATCAAACCATCTTAGTAGATGATTAATATCAATACCACCTGGACCAAAATCATCTATGATAACTTCTTGTTGACATAAGTATCCATTCCACCATTTGGTTCTTGGATCTTTGACATAGGCATTAGGGAGGGTGTCGTGGGCATGTCGACTTTTACCCACTCCCGGAAGTCCCCAAATCCATCGAACAGAGATGTTGGGTCTGTCAATAGGGGGCTTGACAGAAAGGGCGTTTCTGAGCATGTTAGATCCATTGAATATCCACGCTCCGGGCTCGGAACTGGCGAAGTTAGCCACTCCTGTATCTCCGAGTTCGACGGCAGCCATGAACGATCTGGCGACTTCATCTTTGTCCTTTCGGACTCTTCCTTCATCGAGGAAACCTCCTTCGATAAAGTTTCCATCTTTGCTGCAATATGTTCTATTTTGTCGAGCAGTACCTGCTGCGCGCGAGATATGTGCCCGAGATGAGAGCTTACTTGAAACATAAGTGAAAGTACGCCGTCTTCGTAGCGAGACGTATCCTTGCAAATGAGGGGTTCCAGATTCACCGGTTTCTCTTCCGATGATCCAGTACTTGGCTTCTTCTTCGCACCAAGTTGTGATGCGGGGCACATCTTCCTCTTCGACATAGTTGTTTAGTGTAAAACACCAATGGAAGGAACGAGAGGTGTTTGGGGAAGGCATGAATGAAATGAGAGACA